TTATTTTTTCATTTCCGATATAATTTTGATGTAATCTCCCTGACTTCTCACCCACATCTGGATGCCCGTGCCAAACACCTCGGCTTCCACGATCCAGCCTTTTTCCGTCACCTGCAAAACCTTTGCAGTGGGCAGACGGTCGAGAACGGATTCCAAACTTGGCCCGGTATACTCGAACCGGATGGTCTGCAACTCGCCGCCATACATAAACTGGATGCGCTTGCGCATCTCGCCCTCCTGAAAGCGATCGGTATAGCGCTGGGCAAAGTGCCGGTCGAGGGTCTTATAGTTCTGGATGCGGTCGATGCGGTAAATCGTCGGGGAATTGTCCTGCGGGTTCTGGAAGTGTTTATCCTTGTCAATGCCCTCAATGAACGCAGCCAGATAGAAATAATACTCACTGAACAGGATGCCCACCGGCTCAATGGTGCGCACACGGGTCTCGCCGTCATGGGTGCGGCAGTAGGTAATCTCCATAACATTGTGATTTTCTACTGCCGTGCCGATTTCCCACAGGCTCTCGATGAACTTCCGGCCGTGCTGCGGCTCAACGTAATGGAAACGCTCATTGCTGATGAGGTCTTTCACCTGATTCAACCGGTCCAGCGGGGTGCACACCCGCACCAGCTTGTCGAGAATGGGGAACATTTCCTCCTTGACCATGGAACGGCTTTCCAGCAAAATCTTGCATACCGCCAGAATCTCGCTGCTGGTGAGGAAGCGGGAAAGCGTATCATCCAGCAGATAGCCGCCCTTTGCGGAGTTGTATAAGATCTCCCGGCGCGGCTCGCTGTCTGCAAAATAGCTGCGCAGGGTATCAAGATCGCGCTGGATGGTTTTTTCACTGACGCCAAAGTGGTCCGCCGTTTGCTGTTTGTTCAGCACACCGCCTTGTACCAGAATCTGCTGAATATAGAGTATACGGTCTAATCTACTATTACGCACAGTTCATTCTCCTTCTCTGTTCATTGTAACACAGTGCAACAACAGCCGCAATTCTTTGTGTGAAATTTTGTTGTTTTGTGAAACAGCCACAAAATTTTTGTCTCTTTTGCACAATCCTAGTATACAAAAAAAGATGGACAGCTTGTCTGTCCATCCTCCAAAAAGCCAAGTGCTTTTCTCACAAATTCCATCTGCGGTTCAGCCGGTAGATCACATCCCATACATCATCCTTAAAAGTGTACATTACCTGACGCGGTGATGCACTTCTGCTTGCCATGCAGACAAGCAGAAACAGTTCGGCGGCAAATGCCGCGCCCAGCAGAAACATCCATATTTTTTTCATTGCGCACTCTCCTTTGATGGCGTTTATGCCCTTTTGTCTGTCTATTATAACGATCCTGTTGGACAGTTTGCTTGTCCTTTCTGTAAAGGATATTTTCTGCTTTTCCTGTACGTTGCAACACAAAAACCGCCCCGGCTTCCTGTTACGGAAACCGGGGCGGTTCGTTTGCTTTATTTGTGCTTTTTCAAGCGCTCACGCAATTACTTGCGGGGGTTCTTGATAGCAGCCTGAGCGGGTGCCAAAATTACAGAGCGTTCGGATTAACGATACTACGTCATTTGCAATTTTTCAGCTTTTCTTATCCCATCTCTGCAATGACTTTTTCCAAATTTTCTTCCTGCAAGTAGAATTCCGGCAGCTTCGCCTTGTCATACCGCATATAGGGGATATTCTTCGTCCGCCGTTCCAGCAAGTTTGTAAAGAATCGCTCCCAGCTAAAAAATTCGCTGCTTTCGATGAAATCTGCCGGGTGTTCCAAAATCTCAAGAATCTCCGGCTGTCCAATCAAATCTGCTTTCAGGAGCAACCACTCCAGCGATTCCGGCAGGTACAAACTAAATTTTGCGCTCTTTTCCTGCATCAGACGGTAAATATCGTTCATCTGTGGGCCAAACGCCGCACCATCCGCAATCACCAGAACTTTCTCTGATTTCAGCGGAAGAATCTTTTGTTTGACGTTATCTTTGCCTGCCGCAGGGATACAGGCAATGCCGTATTTCTCACCGATTTTTGTAAACAGCTGATACCCGGAGTTGGCATCTTCTGTCAGCAGCTTCTCAACGCTTCCCAGCTCCACATCGCTGGCGGACAGAGAATCGTAAATGGGGTATGCTTTATTATAGGTCCGCTTAAATCGGCTGGTCGTCTTTTTCAGCTCCAGAATTGCATTTACGCTGTACGGCAGGGTACTCAAATCTTCTCTCGTCACAAGCACATAGTAGTTGTCCGTTTTCTGAATCGCACGGGCAAAGTCAAGGCTTGAAACAAAAGTGCTGCCTTCATCCACGAACACGATAGCATCCTGAATGTCTTTCAGTTGAGCCTCCCAGAGCGCACCGGACAGGACTCTGCACGTTTTGTCACAGACGATCGTAATGCCGCTTTTTCTGCCATAGTTCTCATAGGCACTCAGCATCTCAACCAGCGTCGTCTTGCCTGTTGCACTGTCACCGCGCAGAATCGTGATGTTGCGTTCCAATTCTATGGTAAAAACTATTCGTTTGCTCCGAACTTCGATTTTATGTTTACCCTTCATTTTATAGCCTCATACGAACTCGAATGCAATCGGCATCAATTCTTCCATGTTGTGCACCACATCACCTGTATTCAAAACTTTTACATCCACAGGGAATTTTTTCTTTCCAAAATCCATCAGGTGACGTAGATTGATCGTCAGGTCTTTTTTCTTAGCTAATTTGAGAATAAAGGGTGCGCAGTTGTCACCGCAAGTCGAGGCATTGAATACCTTTTCCGGGTCATTTGCCATCAACAGAAGCGTTTTCGTGCCGCCAGACAGGTTCTCCGGCGGAATTACACCTAAAACCGGGCTTTCGATTGCATGAGGCCCCAGAACATTGGATTTGTCAATTTTTTTGATAACTTCTTTTGCGAAATCAGAAGTCAGCCATTCATCCTCATAAGTGTAGTTGAAATAAACCGACGTATTGTAGACTGCTTCTGGCATATCCCCAAAGTAGATGTTCAGCATCGTATCACCTCGCAGATGTGAGTCACTTGCTATTATTGTACCTTCTTTCTGCTCACAAAACAAGACGTAAAAGGCTCTTGACCTCCTGAAGTCAAGAGCCTTCATCTGCTTTATACTATTCAAGTTTTGTTTTCGAGACGCCTCAACTGCAATTTTGACAAATGCTTTTTTAATTGATTCCAAATTCCTTCAGCAGACGGTCACAATATGCTGCATCCTCGGAAGCCTTTTTCGCATCGTCGATGCGATTCTGTTCAAAAAGCTTCTTCATAAGAGTTGTCACCTGTGCCTTGCCTTCCATTTCGCCCTCAATTTTTCCCTTGGCAATGCCACGGTTTTCCACTTTATCAAGCACATCACACATATTGCGTGTGCCTCCTTTCCAGCGTCAAAATCACTGCGTGTCCAAAAGATAAGGTCTCAACATCTCAACCAGTTCATAAACTTTCGTTCCGGGTGCTGACTCAGAGGGTTTCCGTCCTTCATTCTGCTTGTCCAATCGCTTTGCATTGGCAATCGCAATGTCCATGTAAGGTCGCAGAACTTCATACATATCCGGGCGGTTCTTCTCGTAACTCCCTGCACCCATGTTTTTCAGGCAGTCGCTTAGCTTCGGCCAGTAACGAGATCTATCAATATCAGTATCCATATACATAAAATGCAGCAAATACCACAGTTCCACGCACTGGTTCGACCATACAGCATGGTAAATCGTCTCACCTTGTGCATTGTATTCTTGGCACAGCTGTGCTACCATATCGATATTTTCTGCCGGAAAATCATCTGTGTCATAGACAATCCAGACGTGCTTAAACACAACGCCGTTATTCTGAACGTATTGACGAGCTTTCATCAACAGATTCACTGTATTGTCGCCAATACCCTCTACCTTTAGCTGGATTCTATCACGGTACTTAGAATTGATAATCCGTTGAATTGCGCCAAAATACTGCGGCTCGGTTTCTGTACCTTCAGATGCAATCAAGTGGTATTCCGGCTGAATCATCCTCGCCTTATCACGGCGATTCTTCATCCAGCTTTTTCCAAGGTCACTCTTTTTCGGAGGCTTCAAACTCATGCCCAGTCCCTCCCTGTCAGCATATTGGAAAGGTAGGGATCTGCACCATATCGACCTTCCAGATACTGCTTGTCAAAGGCCGCTGTGCTCTTAACGCGAGTATTGTCCTCCTGCCGGAATTCGTAAAGCGAATAAATCTCGCTCTCATGATTGTCATTCATTGCGGCAAACCAAATTTCATCACGGCGGAAAACAGTGTTTTTCATCGTAGTCAGGTCGTGAGAACTGAATAGCAGTTGTGCGCCCTTCTTGTTCAGTTCCGGGTTCTTGAACATCTGAATCACATACCGGAGCAGCTTCGGATGCAGCTTGGCATCCAATTCGTCCACAACCACTGTGCGGCCTTCCTGCAATGCTACCATCAGAACCGGCAAGGCTGCAATCATTTTCTTGGTTCCATCCGACTCTGCTTCAAAGGGAAGCTCGTAGACCTTGCCGTTGATCGTTCTTTGCGTGAACAGGTGCTTGCTGTCTTCATCATAGCGATAACCGGACAAATCAATCCCCACATCATTCAGTGCATGAATCAGGCTTTCCTTAGTCGTCTCACTCTTGGACACCAGCACAATGTTTTCTGCTCTGGGGTTTGCGTAGCTCTGTGTAATACAGGATTCAAACCAATTCTGCACTTCTGCAATCACAGGGATATTGTAGTTGATTGCCAAAAAAGAAAGATACGGCATCTTCGGGTTGACGTCCAAGTTGATGCTTGCCTTATTGATACTTGCACCCAATTCAATCTTCTGGCCGTCTCGTTCAAAAATCAGTCCTGTCTTCTTACCACCAAGTGTACGCCACAGAAGAGACTCAAAGACAATTTCTTCCTTGAGCGAAATGTAATACTGGTATTCCTTCTCGCCTACACGGAAGAACACCTGAAAAATCGTAGGCTCATTTGCAGAGCTTTCATCCAACATAAAGGGAGCTACACTGCTGCCCTGCTGGAAAATCATAGGCTGTCGATTCTTCTCCAATGCATGAATCGGCTTCACAACAAGGTTAATCAGGCAAAAGAATGCCTGAAGCAGATTCGTCTTACCGCCACCATTGGGGCCGTAGACTGCACTGACCGGAAGTAAGTCTTCTGCTTTCTCCTGTCGGATCAATGCATCTTGAAACTCCGGAATCGCCATTGCACGGAAATCAAATGTTGTTTCATCCTTATAAGACTTAAAATTCTGAAAAGAAAACTGGCAAAGCATTCTTTCAACTCCTTTCTGCTATTAGTATACCTTATTTTTGATTTTTATTCCAGCGTTTAAGAAGATTTCGTTCTTATAATTGATTTATAAGCATTTTTCGATAGTAAAAGACCTCCGCTTTCGTTTATGATAGAAAGCGGAGGTCTTTTTACGGCTTACTGTGCTACCCGAATTATCCTGCTCTTCTTTGTATCTCCAAGCCTCTTCCAATGTAAATTATTGGAATTGCTCAAAAAATGCCGTAATCTCTGTACTGCTCAGTTTCTTTTTATTATACTCTGCATAAATTCGACGTTCCCAATCTGCGTAGCAACCTTTCTTGCCACAAGGAGATGTATAGGTCGGAATGAGTCCGCCGCTCTTTGTCCATCCGTTGTCATTGACAAGGTAATCAAGATACTTCCTGATGTTCTTCTCATTTACAACTTCTGCACCAGCTTTTTTAAAGTCATGCGCAGTCCAAAATATTATCACAAGCACAACAACGACAACCAATAGCATATTATCTCTCCTTACCTTTACTGCCAATCCGTATAATTCTCATTGCCAATAAGGAACTCAAAAATCAGACTTGATTCATCTGCAATCTCATTATCAACTGTATTGAGATTTTCATATGCTTCAGAAAATTCATCTGTATTGTATGCGTAGTAAATATCAGCTTCCTGCTCAAATCCTCTGCTGTCGGTAAGTGTTGTAGTCTTTCCAGACTCAACATAGGTCAAGGAGTAATCACCCGACTCAGAAAAGCTCATTCCCTTGGCTGTAACGAGAACACAAGCATCGTCATTATAGCTGAAGAAACCGCCTTTATAACCGACCCACTCGCTAGAGCCATCACTAAAAGCATCGTTGAGTACGTCCAGAATGCTATTTCCTGTACTGTTAGACAGCTTCTGACTGATATAAAACGTATCGGTATATGCGTCCGGATATTCGCTCTGTGGTTTGATAAATCCTTTATATGTATCATTGAAAGCTTTATCAAACGAAGACGAGGTCACCAAAATGTTCCTGTACAAATTATATTCATACGGAATCCACTTCTCCACACCGCCTTCTGCATTTAGTTTATAATAGTAAGAATAGAGGTGTACGAAACCACTGAACACATCAACCATTTTGATGTATGTTCCATGACTGGTATCGCTAGGAATTGGATCTTCCCCCATACAGGTTTCATAAAGTGCCTCTCTCCATGCTCTTGTGAAGAGTTTGAGTTCTTCTTCATTGTCTGCAATACCAAAAAATTTAGATTGGTCGCCTTTACTTGCGCCGTCCGGATTTGCATAATTACGAAGGATCAAAGATTTATATTCATCAATCTTTTTTTGATCTTTCTCGTTTTGTGATGCAGCCGCTGCTTCCGATTTTGCTTTTTCTTGAGCCGCTTTGGATGCTGCTTCCTCCGCTGCACGAGATGCGCTCTCAGCGGCTTCCTGAGCTTCTAAGGCAGCTTGAGAAGCCGCCGCAGCCTCGGATTCTGCTTTTCTTTTCGCTAATACTTCTGGTGAAAGATTAGTTTCTCCAAGCTCAATACCCGCTATCATTACAATAGAAGATAATAGTATCAGTGCAATTTTCTTAAACTTAAATGCCGGAATCCTCTTCGTAATTGGCGGAAGAATTATCACGCCGCCCAATATAATAAGGATAATGGCGGGCATCGTATACTCTCCAATGCACGCTAGTCCACTTAATATATAGCATCCGCCAATAAACCACTGGAGTATTCTTTTAACTTTATTCAACATATTGCCGCCTCTTTTACATTTCGAGTGTTTTATATGTGCGCCAAGTCAAAGCACAACCCACCTTTTCCGTTCATACCTATCGCTTACCATTACCGCTGGAAGTGCTATGCACCAACCCGACCTGCGTCTGCTTTCACCTATAAAGACGATTTCCCGTAGAAAGTCTATGAAAGTGATTTCGCAGACGCTTACATATTCTTCAATACTTTATGACCAACTACGCGTATAGAAGTTCCACACTTTTGACAGTGGATATGCATTATATGTATTGCGATACATATTGTTTACATCATTGGGGTATTTCATCTGTGCACCAATCGCCTCATTCGCAAGATTGGAGAGTTCTTCCAAATCAGCATAAGAACAGTCCGGTGCCAAAAGGTAAGCAAAGTTTTCTTCTACATATACTCCAAGGCTATTTGTGTAGCCAAGTTTAATTAAAACCGGATTGAGATCATCGTATGTATTACCTGGCTGATAATAACCATTCGGAGCATTCACACGGACATTGTACGCTGTACCATCACTTGCTAAAATATACCCATCATACACGCTATTAACGCCATTATTCTCTATGACATTCCCAAGGCGAATCGTCATAGCCCCAGTATTGTAGTAATCAGACTTGTACGCGTGCTGTGCTCCAAATCTACGAACTGCTTGGAATTGCTTTCTCTCATTTAAGAATGTCTTATTCCCCCAAGCAATTCCTTGGAAGATAGTGTAGTCATATCCTCTTTGGATGTCATAATTTGATCCATCATATCCAAGCCGAAGGTAAACATTGTCGATATAGTGCAAATACAGGTCATCAAAACCAGCACAAACTGCACAGTGAGGCGGATTATCAGGATTTATTCTTGCAGCATAATCTTCTATTAAGGTCTTGGAAATCCCCTGCATAATTTCATACTCAGAGTAGTGATTATTGATTTCTGCAATTTGACTTTCTGTCAATGTGTCAGCGTCTGCAATCTCACGCACCTTTGCAGTTGTCAAATCAGAGTTTCCAAACCAATCTGTTTGAGCTGAAGCAGGCAAAGCTATTACGCTAAGCAGCAGCACCGTTGCTGCCAGCATTGACGCAATTCTCTTTTTCATTTGACTTTTCCTTTCATCTTTTCTTTACGACCTTAAATCGCATGAAGCTTTTCATTGGTTTCAATTATCAATCAAGACAAATGAACCGCCTCGTATTACGATTTATCTTGTTAAAATTATACGATTTATAGAATTACCTGTCAAGGCATCCACACTTAAAATCGTAAGTAGCACTACGATTTATCCAAGGAGGGCAATGACATGGAACGCGAGAAGCCAAACTTTGACATTCTGGGAAGAATTGACCGGGAGCGGTTAGCTCGTGGATGGTCTGAATACACCCTTGCCGAGAACTCTGGTCTGACGCAATCGACCTTATCAACATGGCGCAGAAGAAACCTTCAGCCCAACGTAACCTCGATTGAAAAAATTTGTCATGGCCTTGGTATCACTCTCTCACAGTTTTTTGAAGAGGATGCTGCTGTTCACCATTTGACAGAGGAGCAGAAATCCCTCTTAACCACTTGGGATAGGCTTTCTCCTTCACAAAGAACTGCTATCTTGGATTTGATCCAAGCATTTTTACCCGAATGATATGCACATTTACAAAAAAGAAGGATGCCGAGCGGTCATTGTATCACCCGGCATCCTTCTTCATTAAGTAAAGGACTTCAGAACTTTTTTCAGTGCTTCACGCTGCTCTGGGGTTATGCGACCCAGCAAATTCAAAAATTCCTCTTGTTCCTCTTTTGTAAATTCGCTACGGGAGTCATCTTTTACACATTTTTCGTTCTTCATAACAACTTTTCCTTCTTAAGTTTTTCCCTCGTCAGCCAATCCAGTCCGAATCTGCCGCTTATACTTATAATAGGTATTCCGGGCAAGCCCTGTCAGCTTCATGCACTCCACATCGTCCAATGTACCACCAAAAGCCTTACAATGGATGCGGATTTTCTCTTTGGCCGCTTTAGACTTCTTGGTTTCAAATCCAGTGCCTTTTTTACGTCCAACCTGTTTTCCATTCAGCTTTGCTGTTACAAGACCCTCACGAGTACGCTGGTGTAAATCGGCCACTTCTTTTTCAGACTGCTCAAAGGCCAGCTTGATTTGCTCTTTTGCCAATGCCATCAGATACTCGTTGATACCTTTTAAGATAAAATCCACATTGGTTCCTGTCATGGCAATGCTGCCGGACAGGGCCTTTTTGTAAGTTTCGGTATCAATGTGATGCTCCTTCAGAAATACCAGCCGGATGCCTTTATGATAGAGGGCTTCATACAGTGAAAATCCCTCTTCTGCATTTCTGGACATTCGGGAGACAGAATCGAACACCACAGTATCTCCCTCTTTCAGAACCCGGTACAGCTTGCTCCATTCTGGCCGAAGGATGGAAGTTCCCGTATAGGCTTCCTGCACAATGTGAGCAGTCGGGTACTCAGCCCTGATATTGCGAACCTGACGGTCAATACTCTGCTTTGCAGTGGAAATTCTGCAATAACCATAAATGCTCATAACCGCTTTCTTTCCGTATCAAAAATGCCGAACGTCATTTTAGCGTCACCGATTTGCTAAGACAAATCGGCTTCATCACACTATGATTGATACTTTTCTGTACCCACGGCAATTTTAATACTTTTTCCTGCGAGCCTTAGTCATCCCTCATAAACTTCAAAAGATTATCTCCGTTGACGAACGGTTCGCACCGTCCGTCCCCTGCGATGACTTTTGAACTTTATAGGGAACGACACGGCTCGCTCTTATCAACGGTTCAGATACTGATTCATAAACTCTTCCACCGTCACGCAGGGCTTTTGATTTTTCTCTGCTCCTCCAAACGGATCATAGTTCCAGTCCGTCTCTTCATCAATGTACCGCCGTCCGTCATTGGGCAGCTCCAACGGCTCTGCAAGAATAATCGTTCCCCAGTGATTGACCATGATAAATGGTGCAATCTCACAGGGAATCCCCCGGCAGTCATCATCATGCCGCACATCGTAGGCATACAGACCAGCAGGAACAGAATCCCGCTTAATGCGGACACTGGTGAACAGCGCAGGTTTGTCGCAGACGGTGATTTCCTCATAGCGTTGGGTCGTTGCATCAAAAGTCACAGAAAAGCCTCCTTAAAGTGCAATCAAAAATGCACGAAATTTTTTAGCGTAATAGTTCATTTCCTGCGGCGGCAGCGAAGCCAAATTCCCTTCACCATCAGTTCCTGCAATGAAACCGGGGCCAGCAAGATAATCCGCTCCATTCCAGAGCAGCCGGTTGGGAGTCAGGTTCAGCAGCTTACCTTCATCGTTGCAGACCAAGGTGACTTCAGAGTCGGTGTCGGTCAGCGGAATGCATTCGATCAGCCCACCAACAAAGTTCTGCATGGCTTCGAGCGTGTTGTCCAGTTCGATTTCCTTTGGCAGTTCCATCGGCAGGAGAGCAAGAACTTTGATCTTTGCTTCTTTCACTTTGAAATCTCCTTATGCTACGTTCAATCTGGTGGCTTTGTAGCAGTCAGCGCACATTCCCTCATGGGTGGCTGCAAATTCTGCCGCCTGCATGATGGAGCCATCTTTCAGCTTGACCCTCTTGATGGGCTGGTTGCAGCGAGCGCAGATGCAGGGCATCGGCGGCTGTTCCTGCTTTTGGCTGGTGGGTCTCGGCTTCGGCTGCTTTTGCGGTTCTGCCTCCGGCTGCGGTGCAGCATCTTCCGGCAAATCCTCTCCGGCATAAACGTACAGGCCCAGACCAAACATAGCAAGGTTCTTCACTAAGCAACGCATGATAGCTTTATTCACATCGAACATAGAGGCTGCTTCTACGGTACGTTCTTCCATGCCGATTTTTTCACGGCGGCGGGTCTGCGGATTGTAGTCCCATTTCGGGGTGGTGTAGGTATAAGGCGTGGCTTTCATCGCTTTATTTGCGCCATCCAGTACAGGCAGCCACATCTCATGCGAAACGCCCTCAATGGTAACGGATGTATAGACCATGAATCCGGTGATAGGATCATAGACATAGGGCAAACCGTTGAACTTTTTGACCTCATAGCTGGCAGAAGGATACAGCTTCTTCACCTCTGCCCAAGCATACGCCCAGCTCACATATTTCAGTTCAGTATTTCCAGACTTTTTGACTTCCACATGGTCTTTAAAGTCGATGCTAAATAATTTTACGAACGGATTTTCAGTAGCCATAATAAACCTCCCATAAAAAAGACGGCAGGAAAGTAATTTCCTGCCGCCATATCCAAAACTTATGCCGCATGAATGATAGTAAATCTGCGACTGCTCACATTTTTACTGTACCGATTAAAAATGTCCGGCTGTTCTTTCTTCAACCGCTGGGAATCCACACGCTTACTTTCAGAGGACACCCACGACACCTTATAGCCGGGGGCTGTACCGTAGGCGGCATCCTGCATTTCCAGCTTCACTTGCTGTTCAATCGCAGTCTTTTCCTGCTCCAGCTGTTCGATTTGGTCAGAAAGAGACTGTCGTTTGTCCAGCAGGTCACGAACTGCATTCAAATCAGCCGTTTTGCTTTTATCATCGTCAAAATACATCTGGTTGATTTGCTGTGTATCTCCCTCGCTTCCGGTAGGTGTAGGCGCAATCTCAGGCATCACATTGTACTTCCAAAAATGCTCTTCTTCGGCAATGAGATTATCCAAAACAGCCTTATCACTGATAATTTTATGAATTACCAGCTCTTTTCCGAAAATCAGAGCAGCAATATACCAGCAGTCGAAACCACTGACGGCCAGATAATGATTGACCTGCGCCATGTAGTGTGCAGGAATTTTACCATCTGCCCACTTATCCGCAGAGAACGGTGAAACCGTCTTGCATTCCAATCCTGCTTTCTGTCCAACGATCAGGCGGTCAAAATCCGCCAGAAGAAGCGGATGTTCCTCGTTCTGGTAGATAGCATTGGCTCTGCGAACTTTTAGCCCAGTGGCTTCGGTGAATCGCTGTGCCACATACTCTTCCAAGTCCCGGCCCTGCCGCATAGCTTCGCTGTCGATATTTTCAATGGTATCGCTGATTTTATCGTGATACACCTGAAATGCAGAGCGGTACGGATTCAGGCCCAAAATGGCCCCAGCATCCGTGCCAGTGATGCCACACTTTCGATAGCGCAGCCACTCTTCTTTGGACAGATTTATTGTGGAAATCAATCGTTTCATGCAATATTCAACTCCTGCTTCATATTTTTATCGGTGATTTCAAAATCGTATTCCACCAAGTCCTTCATAATAGTGGAAAACTCGTCCACCAAAGTGCGGTCATCATCCAGCCACAGGGCATACAGGAAATCCAGAATGTTTCGCTGCACCCGGAGATGGTTCCAGAAACGCTCGTCCATCTGTTTTTCGATGTCCAGCGTGATTAAAGCACTGACAATGGTGCTTTTCATCGTGATCTCGTATGCCGTGGTGCAAGTAGGCTTTGGAAAATCGGCTTCGATGATGTTCAGGAACTCAGAAAATTCCCGGACAGCCCGGTTGCTCACATCGTTCATACGTCCTCCTTTATGCTGCTGCCAGCACCATCTTGTAAGCCTTGTCGATCATGGGGTTGCCCTCTGCGGTGCGCAGGAACAGATTTTCGTTGTAGTTGCGAGTTTTACGGATAGGGTCTGCATGGGTAGCAAAATCCGAAACAGCGTTCACGAACCGCCAGCCGTTCTTGCCAACCCATTCCAGATCAGGTGCATTGTAGTAGCGAGCCTTCAAGTCTTCCTGCAAGCGCAGGTTGTTCTTCCGCTGGCCATCGGTCAGATCTTCGGTGACAGGAAAGAACTCATTGATGAACTCCTGCACCTTGCGGTCAGACAGCTTGATGGTGGTCAGCTCATGGATACCTTTTCCCAGCTCCCCCATGTAGCTGTTGGCAAGCTGTAAGGTCTCACGGGCATCCTGAACCCGGAGCAGAACATTTTCGGTGTGGCGGGCAGTCCAGATGCGCTTTGCAGTACCCAGAGCCAGATTCAAAGTGTTCTGGCAGACCACACGAACCGGGGTCATGGCAACTTTTACACCAGAACTGCCATCGTGACTGTTGAAGAACACAAGATATGGGGTCACTTCGTCTCCGGCGATAATGTACTTCTCCGGCAGCTTTGCCAGCATCCAGACCTTCTTGCCGCCCTGCAAAGAACCGGCAGTTTCATAAGTAACGCCCTCACCCAGCAGGTCATCGGTGAACTGAAATGCTTCTTCGTTCTGCACAATGCGGTAGCGGTCGGACACCACACCCAGAACAGCATCATCGGTGCTGCGGACATTCGCCCGATAGCCGGGGATCATAGCACCTGTACCAGAATAGATATTGCGGCTTTCCACCTGCCAGTCTAGACCAGCCAGCTCCAAGGCTTCACGGCTTGCAGGGGCATCCATCACGATGCGGCCAAGACCGTGCCAAGGGGTTTCACGGACAGAGAACATGGTTTCAACATTTGCAGACATAACTACTACCTCCTAAAATTTTAATGTGATTACTTGTTTTCGAGTTTATGGGCGATCCAAATAATGAGTATTACAGCAGTTTTCCCGATTGCTTTTGCACCCTTCATCAGAATCTTTACCATAATATCAGCCATTGTTTTTCCTCCATTTTTCAAGCAAAAAGTAAAGACCTGTGGACAGAATCAAACTGCTCACAGGTCTTTCTACAAAGATAATATATAACTGTAATTTTTTCAGATACGCTTTGTCTTGTGTCAGGTGTGTCAAATGTGTCAGGTTTTTATGAAACTCTCTATATATTTCTTTATTTTTATCCCTTCTACTCTATTTTCTCTCTTAGATAAAGCGATAGGGATAATAGATAATATATAATAAAGGTTTCTCAAAAATTCTGACACATCCGGCACAGCTGGCACAGTACTTTACGGTCAAGTTTTTGTGCGGATACCCACGGCTACCGTGAGGTCATGCCACTCATTTTTACGAATTCCCTGATTCCGGGAAGCCTTAAAAGCCTTAGCTTCTTCAAAAGAAATCCTAAAACGAGCCATCTCCATAAAGCCATCCAACGTACAAGTAGCACTATTTCGACTCTGCACTTCTGTCAGTTGGAAATCAAGCACCCAGCGATACTCCTCGTTCGTCAGCGGCGTGATCTGCGCCACACAGCTATTGATAAGCTCCCGGTTAACATCATTTCTAGATGCCTTCTGCCACTCATCCAACTTCTGCGCAATTAAATTCATATCAAGGGTTCCACTGCGCTCATCCTCCTGTTCCACATTCTCATATTGAGATTGCAATTCTGCAATCTGCGCATCCAATCCCTTCCGCCGCTCTGCCAATTCCTGTTTTGTGATGATTCCGTCTGCACACAGGTCTATGTACTTATCCAGACGCTCCCTCTGTCTGGCGATGCTGTTTTCCAGCATCGCCTTTCTGGAAATGCGGACAGTCTTTTCTTCTGCCATGCAGCGGTTCAAAATTTTATAGACCTCTTTGACTGTTTTGCCCTTGTCAAAGGTGAGATGTTCAAATACCTTTGCTGCCATCAAGTCCAGCTTCCACTCACAGATTGCTCTGATTTGGCAGCTAATTCCCAAGTCCAAGCCATGCTCCTGCAAATAGCTGATGCTTGGCCTACGGGTACGGCGATAACACTGAAATCCATGAACTACTGCACCATCCCGATTTACACGCCACTTGAACTGGATAAATCCTGCGCCACAGCTGCACCGCAGTTTTGCCGTCCAGACTGACTTTGGTGTATTTCTCATATACTTGTGCTTTTTTCCATTTTCATCTATTACCCGTGTTGATTTCGATGCCAAAATTTGCTGACATCTATCCCACATTTCTTCTGATACCAAAGGCTTAAAGTCGCCTTTCACATAGATGTAGCTGCTCTCGTCCAGATTTTTAACACGTTTCTGCGTCAAATATCCGTCGCTGTGGGATTTATTGTAACAGATGCACCCTTTATAGGTTGCATTATGTAGAACTCTGCTCACCTTGGAAGCGTCCCACGAAACATGGCCGCCTGCATCCAATCGGCCAAGGCGGTATAATTCGTTTACGATTTTAACCAACCCATTTTCCCCGGTAGAATACATTTGGAAAATCAGTCTTACCGTTTCAGCTTGGTCAGGGTCAGGAACATAGGTTCCGTTCTCCCTGCGGTATCCTAAGATGTTTCCGCTGCCATATAAAACGTGCTTCTCCCGGCTGATTTTCTGCCCAGCCTTCACGCGCTCTGAAATTTTGCGACTCTCATCTTGTGCCATAGAAGACATGATCGTCAGCCGAAGTTCGCCATCGTTGGTCGCCGTGTTGATACCATCGTTGATGAAAAATACGTCCACCCCACGTGCTTTCAACTCCCGTGTGTAGGACAGCGTATCAACTGTATTTCGTGCAAAGCGACTCACTTCGCGAGTAATGATTAGGTCAAATTTGCCCTTCTGAGCATCTTCCATCATGCGCAAAAACTCTGGCCGCTTCTGTGCTTGTGTTCCGGTGATGCCTTGGTCTACGTAGACCTCCACGATTTCCCAGTCCGAATGCCGGGAACATTCGATTTTATACCACTCCAACTGATTTTCTAGTGCGTTGATTTGCGCTTCATGTTCGGTTGAAACACGAGCGTACACGGCTACTCTCATAAAATTTAACCTCCACTGTCTCTGACTCTTTTCTGCGGCAAAAAGAAAGGCTCTGGCAGAATCCCCTCCACCAGAGCCTTTCTCTGTTGTTTACGAAGCCTTAGCAGGCGGTTCCTCCTCCTGCTCACGCTTCATCCGAAGGAAGTTCTGATAGGTGGGCAGGTTGATTACCCCTGCTGCAAAGAGAGCTTCCACCAGACAATAGGCCATCGCCTTTTCGTCAATTTCCAGCATTGTGATACCTCCCTTGGTTATCGTTAATGGTGCTTAGAGTCAGAGGTATAACGTATCATCGAAGAATCAGAAGTTACGGACGAAACCTGATTCCTTGGAAAGCAGATACCGGATTCTTTCGGGCAATCATATCCTCTCCTATACACCGGAAGCGAATATGCTTTATCCCCCTTTGGGTAAGTTCTTTTGTGAATGCCTTTTTGCTACACGCCCACATATTCTCCTCCTTGCAGTAGTCCGAGTAAGCATTATACAGGTCTTCTGTAGCGGTCACCGCTTTCGGCTCGCTCCTATCGCAGCTTTCCTGTATAAATTTTCCTACGGTCTTCGCAATAGAGTCTCTCATAATGCACTTTATGTTGTCCACCTGTGGAATCTCCGGGAAGATGTAGTTGAGTTGCACAAGCTTCCGCGCATAGCGCAGTGCCTTTGTAACAATAGCATCTCGCTCTTTCCAAATTTTTTCTCCCAAATCCGGGTCTTGCTGGTCATCCGGGATTGCATAATTAAAAGGCAGATATATGATACGTTTTAGGAGTGCATCATCTTCTCCGTCAATGATAAGCGGGTGATTACTTGAAAAGACAAACTTTATACGCCTTTCCAGCAACGCATCATCACGAAATTTGCGTGGAACATTGATTGAATCGCCTCCTGTAATCTGCTTCAATCGAGAAGCTGCCTCCTCATCAATTTTTGAACTTGGCATGTCCATGTCAAAATTGATTACAGCGTTGGCCAGCGAAGACATTCCAAATTCATTCTTCATTTGCTTAAGTCTAATACTGCTGATGGATTCTTTGGGGTACAGGCGTCGGATAAAGCTTCCCAAAACGCTCTTGCCGCTATTTCCGATACCCTTCATGAAAATAAAGAACTTTCCCCGTGCAGGGTAGATAAGTAAATACCCGATTGCCATCCAAACTCTCTCCGACAGCAGGGAATCCCCACCTGTGACTCGCTGCAAGTATTCCTCAAATACCTGGCACTTTGCCTGTGGATCATATTTTGCCTTAATACAGGTAAAGGTTATTTGATCCGGGCTGTGTGGATAAAGTTTCCACTCCATAAGGTCAAGGATTCCATTTTCCAAAGGTGCATAAATCGGTTCATCTTCCGGCTCGCTGCACTCAATTTGGGGATCTGTTACGAGGCAATCGTAGAGATCCTTATACCCACGTAGGCTAGATTCATTATTGAGTTCGTAGTCCACATTCTGACGATATAACTTGATTAACTGCTTTGAATCCAGCTGTGTGTAGTAATATTCATTGTGGTAATACAGCACACCTCCACAGGAAATGATATGGATATACTTTTTTAGTTCCCTTGTCGTTTCGACAAGGGACTGTTTTTTTGAGGTTTTTATCCCAGCCGATTTTGTCGGTTTGGCATCGGCGTGTTTCCTCGTTGTATTTAGTGTGTCCTCATTTTTCGGAGATTCTGTAGCTATTGCACTAGAATCCTCAAACGGATTAGGCGTCCGTTGTTCGCTGTCCATGCCTGTTGACTTATATCGTTCAGCATCTCGTCTTTCCTTGATTTTGTTGCGCATCGCCTCCTTTGCAGAAAAAGCGGCCTCTTGTTCAACATGCTCCCCTATTGCGCAAAGTTCGCCAAAGGATAGCTCGGCTCCTGATGCCGGAAGAATTTCTTCAGCATATTCCCTCATGAAATTATTCTGTGCCCAGCCCGAATCATTCTCAATTTTTTGAGCGGACTTCTGTAATACCGCTTTTTGCCTATCATGGAATTTGTCCTTTCCATACATATTATTCATGGTTGATTTTCTCCAAAGTGGTCTTCTGGAAGTACATCTGCTCGACCAATTTTTCGATGGGATTCTGCGTTTCTCCCAGATTACCAGAGAGCAGATAGTCGATTCTTGTTAATCCCTGAATCTTTCCGTCTCCCTCCCAAAGATAGCCCATTTCAGCCCCCCAAGCATGTACAAACACCTCATAGAAAGCATCCGGTTCAAAATCGTCCGGGCATCCAAGTATAATCGGAGATTTCATTGTTTCGCCTCGGACAAAAATACCAGCAGCTATTTTTCCGGACTTGAATGTTTTCGTGTCGAACATAAGCGGAAATTTTTCTACCCCATCCTCACATCTCCAATTACAGCTTGACAAAATCCTCCCATTCTGTTTCAAGCTCATTTGGAAACCTCTGAACGGAGAAATGTACTCGCCTTCCCGAATAGCAACCTCAGCCTTGCCATTTATCATGGTAATCACAATATCTGCATAACCGTCTTTACCCTTAGATGCTTTCTCTTTCCAAGCAAGGAACTCATCCGTAACTTCTTTCTGAGTTTCGTTGAGTTCCCGATACCACTTGTCATATTCATTCTGTGTCATAGCAAAATACCTCGAAAATCAATTATTTTTTGTGCTTCGAAGTGGCCACCTCGTTTGCAAAAATATAATATCATAGCCATCATTTTTTTCGCACAGTGTTTTTTTTATTTTTTTCTCAGAAAAAATGCACGGCCATTTTTGCCCAGCAACAAAAAAGTGATGCTTCTTGGAGACATTAAAATTCTGTCTCCAAGAAGCATCACGCTTAAATCTCTTACTGCCGGAATCCTTTTGGACCTTCCGCAAACTTCTGAATCTTATATTCGGTGTTTATCAAATATTCTGCTATTTGTCTATATGCCTGCCTATTACATAGCTCATCGCGTGGATACTTGTCAACATAATATAGTACCATCTCTGAAAGATCTAAAAGTGCCTGACGGACATACCCTTTTTCCATTTCTCCATTGTAATATTCCGAGAAGGACTGCAACAAGGAAAATTTTATCATACCACTTGTATACTTGAGACTTTTATTCCTTGCTAAGGATCGCATACCTTCTCTAATTGAGCACTGCAAATGCAAATCCTCGTGGCTCTCATCACTATCAACAGCTTGAATTGGCCTCTGTATACGCTTCAACAGCTCCGAGAAGCCCTTTCCCTCGGAATCTACCATTAGCAAAATGTCAAAAAAACGGCAATTTGCTACTGTGAGCAATGTCGGCGTGCTTCTTGTTGAGTTGAATGTTAGCACCTCAGATGCTTCTACAAATTTTCCTTTAAATGGGACCTTACCCATTATCTTATTTAATCGTCTCTGTAACTTTTTTGCCATATCATCAATTTGGCCAACATTATTATTGCAGAATCCACCTATTACATCCATGAACTTATCTTCTTTGATATGTTTTGTCTTCAGTAATTCATTTACCTTCTTTTTATCTTCGTCCTTAAGTGTCTCGTTCTTATATTTATCCTGATGGATGAACAACCATCTGCGCATTAAATACTGTCTATATGGTATCTCTCCTTCTTCGGTATCGTCATAAACATCTATATCAGAAAAAGCGTCCTCTAGTCTTATAAACGATACAATGGTTTTTTCCCACTGCCTCTGTATACTTTCATTTTCTATGTCTAAGCCCTTTTCTTCCGTAATTTTGTGCTGCGCATCCGGCAATTTCCAATCTTTAGATGCCATTTTAACCTCGTCCTTCCTACACATAACCTTATAAAAGTTCTTTTTAATCAAAAACCTCCCCGGTGAAACCATTCAGTTTCACCGGGGAGGTTTATCATACGCTTATCTTCCCATGTTTTGCACGATTAGTGCATCTTCATGCAACAATCTTACTTTCTGGGATTTTTGATAGCAGCCTGAGCAGCAGCCAGACGGGCGATAGGCACACGGAAGGGAGAGCAGCTGACGTAGTCCAGACCGACGTTGTGGCAGAACTCCACGCTCGTGGGATCGCCGCCGTGCTCGCCGCAGATGCCCAGACCCAGGTCGGGGCGGGTCTCACGGCCGTCGTGGGCAGCCATCTTGACCAGCTTGCCGACGCCGACCTGATCCAGATGCTGGAACGGATCGCTCTCGTAGATCTTGTTCTCGTAGTATGCGCCCAGGAACTTGGCAGCGTCATCACGGCTGAAGCCGAAGGTCATCTGGGTCAGGTCGTTGGTGCCGAAGCTGAAGAACTCAGCCTCCTTGGCGATCTCGCCGGCAGTCAGGGCCGCACGGGGGATCTCGATCATGGTACCGACCTGATACTTCATGTCAACGCCAGCAGCAGCGATCAGCTCGTCAGCAACCTTGACGACAACGTCCTTGACGAACTTCAGCTCCTTGACCTCGCCGACCAGCGGGATCATGATGTGCGGGGTGATCACATGGCCGGTCTCAGCAGAGACGTTCAGAGCAGCCTTGATCACAGCACGGGTCTGCATAGCAGCGATCTCGGGGTAGGTAACAGCCAGACGGCAGCCACGGTGACCCATCATGGGGTTGAACTCGTGCAGAGAAGCAACCACGTTCTTCAGGTCTTCGTAGGTCATGCCCATGTCGGCAGCCAGTTCCTTGATGTCCTCGTCCTTGGTGGGCAGGAACTCGTGCAGAGGCGGGTCCAGATAACGGATGGTCATCGGGCGCTCACCCATGATGCGGTACATAGCCTCGAAGTCGCCCTGCTGGAACGGCTCGACCTTGGCCAGAGCAGCCTCGCGCTCTTCCACGGTGCGTGCGCAGATCATCTCGCGGACAGCCTTGATGCGGTCCTCAGCGAAGAACATGTGCTCGGTACGGCACAGGCCGATGCCCTCAGCACCCAGATCCACTGCCTGCTGTGCGTCACGCGGGTTATCAGCGTTGGTCATGACCAGCAGCTGACGAGCTGCGTCTGCCCAGCCCATGAAGCGGTTGAAGTTCTTGTTGCCGGTAGCGGCCACGGTTGCGACCTGCTCGCCGTAGATGTTGCCGGTGGAGCCGTCGATGGAGATCCAGTCGCCCTCGACGAACTTGTGGCCGTTGATCTCGAAGGTCTTTGCCTCCTCATCGATCTTGACCTCGTTGTCGTTGCCGCAGCCGGAGACACAGCAGGTGCCCATACCACGAGCAACAACGGCTGCGTGGCTGGTCATGCCGCCGCGGACGGTCAGGATGCCCTGAGAGACCTGCATGCCCACGATATCCTCGGGGCTGGTCTCCAGACGCACCAGAACGACCTTCTTCATCTTGCCGGACTTGACCATCTCCTCTGCCTCTTCAGCAGTAAAGACGATCTGGCCGCAGGCAGAACCGGGAGAAGCTGCCAGACCCTTGCCGACGACCTCGGCGGCCTTCAGGGCAGCGGCATCGAACTGGGGATGCAGCAGGGTATCCAGCTGCTTGGGCTCCACGCGCAGGACAGCTTCCTGCTCGGTAATCATGCCCTCGTCCACCAGATCACATGCGATCTGCAGAGCAGCCTGAGCGGTACGCTTGCCGTTACGGGTCTGCAGCATGTACAGATGGCCGTCCTCGATGGTGAACTCCATATCCTGCATATCGCGGAAGTAGTTCTCCAGACGGGTCGCGATCTCAACGAACTGATCGTACACCTCAGGCATCTGATCCTTCAGATGGCTGATGGGAGAAGGAGTGCGCACGCCGGCCACAACGTCCTCGCCCTGTGCATTGATCAGGTACTCGCCCATCAGCTTCTTAGCGCCGGTGGCGGGGTCACGGGTGAATGCAAC